ACCGGATGGCGGCCGATGGTGCCAGCGTCCGAGACGATGTAGTCCGACCCAGCAGCCGAAGCCCGCAGGGTCTTCATGCCGCCGGCCTCGGTGATGGCGTTCATGATGTAGCGGGCACTGCCCACATTCACGTTCGCCGCGGTGCAGGCTGCCCGCAGATCGATATAGTCGCCCCAGTCGCCGGAGTCGTGGGTGCCGCCGCCCAGGTTGGCCGGGTACACCTGAGAGGCGCCGCCGCCGAGGGTCACCGAACCGATGCCGGTCACGTTCCGCAGGCCCAGGGGCTGACCATTGGAGCCGCTGCCATAGGCGCCGCTGGAATCAATCCCCAGCGCCATGCGCTCGGCCATGTCCTGACGCACCAGGGTGTCGATGTCCGGGGTGGTCTGGATCAGGGACCGGCGCGACACCGGCACCCGGACACCGATGGTCTTGGGGGTGCTCGAGATCAGGCCGAAGGTGGCATCGCTCGGGCTGACGTCAACGTCCTCACCGACCCAGTAGTGCTGGCTCGCGGCGGTCTTTCGCGGGATGTCCACATTGCCGGTCAGGCCCGACAGGGTGGTGATGCCGGACTGGAGCAGCGCCGACTGGTTGATCAGCAGGTCGATGAACGATCCGGCCAGCAGCTCAGTGCCGACCAGGGCACCACCCTTGCCGAAGTTGCCGACGGTCTGGTCACGCTTGGCGACCACCCAGTCGAACGGGATCCATGCGCCATTGGCAGCGCGGTCGGCCTTCTGCTCGGCGGCGCGGTGGCACTCCAGCTCGAAGCCGGCAGCATCACGGGCGGCCTGGCTGGTCGGGTCCGCCAGGTGCCGCAGCAGCTTGATCACCGAGTAGCGGCTGAGATCCCGCTTGTCCATCCCGATCAGGGCGTCAGCCTCGACGTGCAGGCCGCCGGGCTGCAGCTCACGGCTGCGGGCGCCAATCTTGCCCAGAACCTGCTCGCGGGCCTGGTCAACCGATGCGCCAGCGTCGACCAGATCGTCGGCCATGCCCTCAGGCATGCCGTGCTGGCGGCAGATGGCGTTGATGCTCTTGATGCGCTCGCGCTCGACCTCAGCGGCCGAACGGGCGTCTTGTTGGGTTTCGACGGTCATCGTTTCGGGCGGGGCCGATACATGCTCTTCCATGCTAGAGGGTTGCGATTGTTCATGTTCCACCGCAGGCGGCGGCGTGGCGACAGCCGGGTGCTCCCGCTGCTGCCGCTCGCTTGATGTCGACGCTGCTCCTATGTCCTGCAAGTAGGCAAGCTCCTCACGCTCAGCCCTCTCAATCTCAGCCGGATGCTCCCGCTGCTGCCGCTCATGCCCAACCGAGTCGTCAGCAGGGATCGACACGGTGCTCACCTCCAGTGGCGCCCATTTGGTCACCAGGATCTTGCCGTCGCCCATGTCCATCGCGTCGCGCACCTCATAGGCGAAACTCACCTTGCTCGTGATCCCGCTCTCCACGTCCTGCCGGCGCTTCCATTCCTCGCTCCCGCGCTCGTTGGTGTTCGGGCTCCAGCGGGTCGTCACCACCCCGCGGCGGTCGGCGCCAATCTCAGCACCAGTCACGACACCCAGCACCACATCGCGGTCGTGGTTCCACAGGTGGACCGCTCGGTTGTTCAGCCGGCTCAGGTCCGCCGCGCCAGGTGCGTGACTCAGTACCTCGCTGCCGAACCACCGCTGCACCGGCGACTCGCTGCTGAACGTGAAGCGGATCCCGTCCTCAACCGCCTCCGGAGCCATCGCCACGTCAAGCTCACGGCGGACCACTCCAGACCCAAAGCACCGCTGCAGCTCACCATGCGCCAGCTGGCGCGGGGCTGCGGGCTCAGCGCTCAGCTTGCTCGCGGGGATGATCCAGTGCTTGCACAGTGCGCCCGGGGCAATCTCGCCCTCAACCACCTCGCAGGCCGCCGGGCCCTGGTAGAACGCGCAATTGCTGCAGACCATCCCCTGTCCCGCGGACGGGCTCTCGGGCATGTAGTGAGCATCGGCCTGGCTGAACTGCCCCACCTCGTCGGCGATTTCCTCCAGTGCCTCGTAGAGCATCCCCTGCGCCACCGTCATGTCTGGCGTCAGCTCACGTTCCCCCGTCGCTTCCTCGAACAGGATCGCATCGTGATCGTGGTCCTTAAGCCATTGCCAGGCCTCCGCCGGGGTGAACCGATCAGCGTCGAATCGGATCGCCTGCAGCACCACCGGATCGTCGTCCTTGATGCCGTAGATGAAGTCCACCCCCTCGCCGCCGGCATCGTTCTGGCGGCGGAAACGGTCGAACCCATCAGGGTCCACCAGCCGCGCGGCATGCTCATTCGGGTACGGGCGGGCCCCCTGATCTTCCATCCTGGCAATGCCGCGATCTGCCTTGATGCTATCGGCCCTCTCATTCGCCCACCGCTGCCCTGGGTCGCCGCCCCACGCAGCCCACGCCACCCGGCCCGGGCTGGGGTAACCGTCCTCGCCCGGTCGGAAGCCCTCGCCCTGCTTGTCCACCTCGTGCCGGGCGAACCATGCCGCCATCGTGATCACAGTGTCCTCAGATAGCGGCTCACCGCTCAGGATCTGCCCCGCACGCCTGGCGGCCACCGCCGTCCCGCCGCGGCGGCCCTCGGCCTTCCAGTCGCGGTAGCGCTGCGCTTCCTCGCGCATCCCCTCCGTCGGTGTCAGATCAGGCATCTGGCGAGTCCTCCGCTGGCGGATCCGGTCGCACCGGCGGTGGTGCCTGCGGCTGCACCCCGTACTGGGCCTCGAGCTGCTGCTCCTGCTGCTTGTCCTTCAAGATCTGCTCGTAGGTGGTCCCCAGTCTGGCGATGATCTGGGTCTTGCTCACGTAGCCCGCTCCCTCCATGATCACGTTCGCCTCGGCCTCCTTCTTGGGGTCCACCCACTGCCATCCCCTCGGCTGCCACTGCGCCGCCATCAGGTAGCGCTCCGGTCGCAGCTCGAAGTCCGGCAGCCGCACCGCGCCGGCCAGCACCGCCAGCGGCAGCCACTCGGCGAAAACTCGCTCGTGCAGACGCTGGATCAGCATCGTCTGCTCCACGCTCCATGCGTCCTGATCCTGCAGATACTCCTGGCGCTGACTGCTGTAGCTCGCCTGGCTCGCGTCACGGGTCAGGCTGGCGTAGCTCACGCCCGTTCCCATGGCAATCCGCCGCCCCTTCTGCCGCACGAACATCTCGAACTGCGAGTCCGGCGACTGCATCTGCGGCACCACCACGTCCTCGCCAGCCTTCAGGTACTTGAACACTCCGGGCTCGAAATCCGTCACCCTCTGGTTATCCATCACCCCATCGCCGATCAGCTCGCCGTCATCGGTGCGGATGAATCCCATCTGCGACGCCGCAGTCCTGGCCCGGATCGTCGCCGCTTCCTCGTATCCGTTCGCTTGGTGCGCGTCCGCGATTACCGCATGGAGCCGCGGCACGCCACGGGTCTGCCCCAGCCGCTCGGGGAAGAACACATGCACGATGTCCTCCGCCGGCACGTACTCGACCCGGCGCTGCGATGCCGCATTCGTTCCTGACGTCAGATAGTCGCCGGGATGGGCCGTCAGGATCGCGTAGGTCTGCGGGCGCCCCCAGCGGTCGCGCTCAATCCCCATCCGCCAACTGTTGCGCGGATCCTTCAACGGCCCCACATGGTTCAAGTCCAGCTGGTCGCTCTCGATCGCCTCCAGGGCCAGTGGAATCCGGTTGTTGCGGCCGAACGGCTGTCGGACGAAGCGGATGATCGTCTCGCCTGAATCCACCCCGGCCATCACCGCCTGCCACTCAAAGTCCAGCCAGGACTTCTGCCCGGCCACGTCGCAGCTGTCGCGGTTGCCCCATTGCCGCCAGCCCTGCTCAATCGATGAGTTGATCCGCTCGTCCAGCTGGCCGCCGCGTAGCTGCATCACTCGCATCTGCAGCTGGATGCCGTGGGGCCCCACCACGTTGTCCCGCACCAGCCGCTTGATCTGCGGCACGTAGGGGGTATCCCGATCCATCGACCGGGCCCGGTCCCGGATCCGCGGCAGGCTGCCCTGGATCTCGGCGTCGGCGCTCGTGCCCGCCGTCAGCCATCCCGCCGTCAGTCGCCCGCCGGTCGCGGCGGCATAGCTGCGTCGCGCGGGCTGTGGCAATGGGCCGGCGAAAGCATGCTGAATCCGCTGCCAGAATCCCATCAGTTAAACCTCACATAAAGCGTCCGGCCGCTGCCCCTACCGGCGGCGATGCTCTCAGCTTCCTCCTCTCGCGCCACCTCCGCCTTCAGTTGGGCCTCCAGCGTCAGCAGCTCGCTCAGCTCATACCGCTTCACCTGCCTCGTGCCAATCCGGTACTCCTGCGCCCCGCCGCCGGCGATCACAGCTCGGATCGCGGCTTGGCATGCCTCCAGATCCTTCCGCGCCTGGCTGCGGGTGTCGATCGCACCGGCAGCCGTCAGGCTCGGCAGCACCATGAACGATCCCGACCCGATCGTGTAGGCATCTGCCGCCAAAGTCGCCACCGACTGCCAGCTGCCCCGCTGCCCCGCCGGAAACAGGCTGGTCAGCGCAGCGCTCACCGTTGAATCCCACCCGTCCCCGGCGGCGGTGCCGGTCGACTGCGTCTGTCCGGTCGTCACCGGGAACCGGATGTAGGTCGTCAGCACCCAGCCGGCGCCGGCTGTGATCGGGTGACCGGTCGGCGTTGCAGCCGATGCCGTGCCCCAGATCAGGGTGTCGCCCGGCCGGACCTCTGCGGGGAAACTTGCGGTCATCACCAGTTCGTCACGAACCCGCCGCGGCGCCGGGGCTGCTTCGACTCTAATGGGTGCGGCGGCTCGGGCTCAGGCGCTGGGGCTGCCGGCCTCAGCTGCCGTTCGATCTGGTCCCACATCGTTGCCCGGTGGTAGCGACGCGAAAGGATCTGCAGCGCTGCGTAGGCGTAGCGGGTGCAGTCGCCGGCCTCGTCCCTCACGCCCCTCGGCAGATCCCAGTGATAGGACGTCTGCCCCTTGTCGCGCTTTGGCATCCGCTTCCATGGAAACAGCTCATTCAAGAACTGGTCCGTCGCCGCCTGTCCCAGGTGGAGGTAGCCCGGCCCTGGGGTCTCGTTCCGCAGCCGGCCCTGCAGATGGTTGATGCTTGCCTCGTAATTCACCTTGTAGAGCAGCACGCCATTCCGCTGGATTGACTGATTCTTCCTGTTCACGTCTACTGCGACGCCTCGCCCGACCAACGGCTTGCCTCTTGCCCCGTCACCTTTCACCGGCACCCACACGGCCGCCCGATCGCGACACCATGCCCTGACTTCATGGGTGGCGGTGCCGCCGTCGTCGATGGCGCCCATCGCCAGCGGCAGCTCGATGCCATCGTCGCGCTTCCATTTCGTCGCAGCGACCTGGGCCAGCTGGTCAAGGGTCTCTGCCCGCTGCGGGTCGCCGTCAATCTCCCAGTGCCCCAGATGCCAGCCCTCATCGCCTCGGCCCCATCCCCACATGGTCACCACCAGTCGTTCGCCAGCGGTGCCGCCGCCGCCTTGCACGTCAACGCCGGCGGTGATCACGAGCACACCATTCGGCACCGTTCCCACCGCGTAGCCGTTGCCTTTCTTCACGTCATGCCGACGAGATGCCAGTCCGTCGCCACTGAGCTTGCCGGCGATCGTGTCCTCCCACGGCACACCCAGCACCGTGTTGTGAAACGTCTGCATCGGCTCGGGGTCCCCCTTGCGCAGCGCATCCAGTGCTTCAGCGTGCTCTCGAATCAGGATTGCCCAGTCGGCAGCTGGGCTGTAGCTGTACGCCGCCCAGATGTGATAACTGCGCAGATTCGGAACCTGAGACTCTGCAGTCGGACGCCATTCGCCGCGCTCCACCATCCAACGCTTTTTGCTGTGGGGAATCATCTCAGCGCAGTTCTCGCATTGATAACAACCCGCGGATTCGCCATCTTTCTGCATCTGCTCCCATCGCAGCACCTGCATGTGATTGCAGAACGGGCATGGCACATAGAACAATCTGCGGTCACCTTTTAGATACCATTCCTCCGTTTTCATGCCCTTGAAGATCGGCGTGCCACCGAGGCCAATCTTTCTGTCCCAGTAGTAATCAGCTCGATTTCGGCCCAGCTTGATCGGGTCCCCCTCGTCCAGCTTTCGATATGCGTCAAGCTCGTCAAACAGCACCACCTTTCGGCTTTTACGCCTGAATGCCCTGCCGCTGGCGGCATTTACGATGTCAATCAGGCCACCGTTTGACAGCTGTTTCAGTAGAATCGTGTTGCTTGCGGTGTTGCGAGCCTTGCTTTCACATAGCAGGCCGCGCAAGACAGGTGTATCCTCAAACAAAGGCTTAATTTCCTCCTTGCTGTATCCCTCTGCATCTTCTTTCACGGGCTGGACAACCATGATCGGCGATGGATCCTGGTGACTGAAGTATTGAACCACAACCCCTAGAATCTTGGTCCATCCAACTCGGGCGGATTTCATGATCGCAACAGTTTCAACCGTTGGATCGGTGAATGAATCCAGGATTTCGCGCTGATACGGCAGCGTTCGCCATTTGCCACGCTCCGCCGACTGCCCCGTCATCACCGCATACTCATCGGCGTACTCGCTGAGCTTCAGCCGTGGCGGCGGCTTGAACATGCCCAGAATCTTGCCAATCAGCGCCGGAACGTCTGACTCAATCACAGCTTCACCTCGCCAGCCGCAAGCTCGTCAAGGGCATCTCGAATCAGCATCGTCAGGACTTCGATCTCATTCAAGTCAAGATGGGGGATCCGCTGCTTTGCCACGCTTGGCACTCCCAGCAGCCTCGAGCGGCAGATGTTCGCGGCTGTCGCCCACGCCTGCTCAACATCCTCACGAGGCAGCAGCAGCTTTTCTTTCGCCCTGCGCTCAAGCTCCGCCAGGTTCGCCTTCTCGTACTCCAGCCGCGCCCGGCTGATCGTGTAGTCCGGCAGACCCTCATCGGCATGGGGTGGTAGCTGCTGACGCCGACGGTCAGCATCCTGGCGGCGCGGCAGCTCGCGTTTCATGCGCGGCTGGACCGTCTCAGACTGGTGGGGCCCAACCTTGGCGAGGTATTCCGACACCAGCAGGTCAGGATTGAGCCGCAGGGGCTTGGCCTGGACGATGCAGGGGCTGCCCTGCAGGCCACCATTGGCGCAGAGCTTCTCCAAGTTCTGGCGACTGCACTGCCGGCCGGTTGAGGCCTCGATCAGCGCAGCAGCCTTGGTGCTGTTGATGGGTGGGTTCATTGCAACCAGCCTAGACCGGTTGCAGGGATCGGTTGCAATACGCCATTCTTGACGCCTCCAGCACTTTTTTGTCCTTATTCTTAATAACAATCGTCTAACTGTCGCTTCAGTCAATATCTAGAACCCAATAGCAACCTATTTGACAACATTTCTCAATAGAAAGACCGGGGCTCGAAATTATC